CTATAGTGCGTTTTTATCGCCACTATTTTTGGTGTAAATGCGGTCTAATGGATTGAGCGTTACCGCCGCCTCAAGATGGTCTGGGGCAAAGTGTGCATATCGCATCGTCATCAAAATCGTACTGTGACCTAGAATCTGCTGTAGCACCAAGATATTCCCCCCATTCATCATAAAGTGGCTTGCAAACGTATGCCTGAGAACGTGAGTTCGCTGACCTTCCGGCAACTCAATTTTTGCTTTCTTTAGCGCCCAGGTAAAAGCTTCATAGCAATTTGAGAAGAGACGGCCTCGACGTTTGGGTAGCAGCTTCTGGATGGTATCCGAAATCGGGACGGTTCTGTTTTTCTTGCTCTTAGTATTCGTAAATGTGATCCGTCCTGGTAAAACCTGAGACTGTGTTAATTTTTCAGCCTCACTCCATCTGGCGCCAGTCGCCAGACATATACGAACAACAGTACCAAGATCGGCGTTACCTGATTCATCGCAAACCGCAAGAAGCCTCTCAATCTCATCTGCATACAGAAATGAGAGTTCGCTTTCACTAACTTTAAAGTGGCGCACACCTTCTAAAGGATTTTCACCAGCCCACGCACCAAGACGCTTTAACTCAGAAAAAACAGCGTGCAAATATGACTGCTCACGATTTACAGTAGCTTCCTTAGTTGGCTTTTTCTTATTAGCACTCCATTCACCTGATAACCGACGCTTCCGGTAAACAGCAAACATATTACGGTCAAATTCTGAAACAAGTGGATCACCCATCCTCTCACAAACAGCATTCAACTTAGCCTGCCGTTCTTCACCTGTAGTCAATGTCTTACCGTGCATCTCGTACCAGATATCAACAAGCTCAGACAATCGTTTTGAACTATCACCTACTGAAACATCGGTATGCACCATCAATCGGCGTTCATGTGAGAGCGCCTCACCTTTCGTAGCAAACTGCCTACGAATACGCTTTCCACTTGCCCCATATGGATAACATTCACAAAGCCATTTCCCTGATGCGAGCCGCCGAACTGTCATATAAAGCCCCTCATGAACAATACTTATCAGGGATTACGCCTGAATTTAAAAAATCCAGAAACTCATTTTCAGTTAATACCATCGTTCCTTTTAATGTTGCTATTTCCATCTTTTTCGGACCAGCATTGTAACCACAACAAAGAATATGAAGATTTGCAGTTACATCACTGCGGACTATCATACCAGCAGAAATAGCAGAATCTTTTAGCCTGTCCTTATCTGTTTTTTTAAAGCCAGTAAAACAAACCTCAAAAACATCATTAAAACTAGGTTTATCTAAATTCGTATATTTATGATGTGTTTTTTTGATCCAATTCTTTTTATCTATATTTAAAGTTGGAATTGTATTATCCAGGTAAAAAACAGCATCCGCGAAAGAATCCAAGTAAGCTATAACCCTGTCTTTCCTGAAAGTCCTGAATCCATTTACTGTAGGGCAGTAGCCTTGCATATAGTCACCAGAATGCTTAACATTCGTGAGTTCGTATGCAGCTATCACCCCTTCGGCATTAATGTAAACAAAATACAAACTGTCCATAACATTCCTCATTATTATTTGCTTTATATTTTAGAAACAATTTCGCCCATAATAAAACCAGCAACAAATACGATAACGAACACTAAAGAATGCGTTGTCAGCAATTCAATAAATGGTGTTCTATTAACAGGATTACTGGTTATGATATTGTCATTAAAGGAAACAGATATATCCTCTTTATATTCAGGTGAAACAATGGGGGCTGTTTTTTCTATCCACTCATAAATTTCAACGAGTTGATTGTGGCTTAATTCATCCAGCCGTGTGTTTTTGTAATAAATACTACAATGTTCATTCAGTTTATGGCGTAACTCCTGCCCTTCTGTTTTGCTCAAGATCTTAGCGACAATAATTTTTTTGGTTTTCTTCTCCTTACTTTCTGCCAGTAAATCGTTGAGGAATTTTAACGCAGACTTGTACTGACTACCTGATATCTCACTCACACCGTTCACGCCAAGTTCAGCGTGCAACTTTACCCAAACTGGCGCCGTTTCTGTGTTTTCAGACTCAGCTACAGCATTTACAAGTTTTCGAATGCTGACACGTTGGGACTTTACTAACGGGCGCTCTTCGCCCGCCTTAGCTGGAACATTGATATTGATTGTCTGGCTACTATCCAAACTCTCAATCTGGACGTTATTTTCTTTATAATCACGCCCTGCAATTTTATTTTTATCCCCACTTGAGTTTAAATCCATACCCTGCCTTCCTTCTCACAGCTTACTTTTTCTTTTCGTGATAATCCCCGCCCGCTACACGGTTACTGTTGCCTGATACGTTGACAGAAACAGAAGCAGAACTACCGGCTGTAAGAGCTGCCAATACTGCCGCTTTAACGGCCAATGGAGCAGAACGATAAAGCGATAAAAGCTCACTTTCATCATTACTTAACGCCGATATAGAGCGCTCACCAATCACAACATATTGAATATCCACCCCGAACTTTGATATCGCAGAAAGGTAAGCAGTATCTGGATTGCGCTCACCTTTTTCATAGAGGAGCTGCGCTTGTTTTCTAACCCCGCCGATCTCACCAAGAGCAGCCTGGCTTAATTCTAAACGTAGACGTTCCTCTCTAAGGCGTTCACCTATACTTGAATGCATGCAAAAATCCTTGACAGGTACGCAAAAGCGTACCACAATGTTATTAACGAACGGATAGAGGATCACAATATATCACTATGAATCAAGAACAACACGCTCATAAGTCACGATTGCCGAAAGGTGCCTTCAAAGGCAGGCCGATCGCCCTGCGTCTGACGCCGGAAGTTCGTAAGACCGTGGAGGAACTGGCAAAGAAAGAGCTTCGTACTGACTGCAACATGGCCCACGTCATTTTCATGCGCGGACTTGAGATCATCACTCAGGAAGGAGAAGAAAAAGAATGAGTAACATAACAATCAACATCAACATACCTACAGCCTACGTCCGCCTGGAGAAATACGCGGAAATGACAGGGAACCCAGTCGGCACATGCAGGGGAATGGTACGAGATGGACGGATCGTTATCCGCCCTAAAGAAAAAGCCAAAGATGCTATTGAGGTGAATCTTGTCGCCATGCTGAAAGATGCGATTGCGAATAGCTGAGGTTATTGCCATGAGCAAAACACTAAATAGTATAGCCATATATATATCGGCTTGTTTACTTGTCTATATGTTACTGCTTTTTATCGTAGGGCTAACAGCGCTGGTTATTAACGTTTTTAATGGGTCTTAATTATGTACGAATCAAAAAAAAGCTGTGCGTAGATATTTTATCGATTATTGCGGTTGCCTGCTTAGGTACGGTTTTAATGGCAGCGACCATTAAATTCATTATCACTTACCTTTTTTAACGAGGTATAAAATGAAACTCACCATCGAAGATGTACAGGTCGCCATTAAAGGCGTAATGAAATACAGCAGTCAATGCATATCTGAACAATTACTAGCCGTAGTTGCAGGTAATTACGCCAAAGGCAACAACATTATTACGGTGCATTTGCAATCGCCGTATGAAGATGAGAACTTCGACTCTATAGTAGGCGAGATTAAAAACCTGTACTACACCGAAACTGACGGACGCCCCCAGTTACGCGGCGATATTACTTTTGATACAGAATTGTTGGATTTACAAAGCCTGCTTCACAGACTGGCAAATGGTTGCGTGTACCTGTCACCGTATTTTATGAACGTCGGGTCACTGAATCATTGTTTCGCCTGTCTGAGTTCAGTCACCCTGAGCAAAGCCGAAGACACCCTCTTTGACGGCATCGAACCGCTCGATATTTCCTGTCTGGATGGACTGATTAACGCGCTTTACAAAGAACCGGCAACCGAAGAGACAATAAAATACACCACAGGCCAGATGACGTACACATCATCCCCTTATATTCATGCAGGAAATATGAATAACGAAGACCTCAGAAGATGGCTTAACAATGTCGTGGAACATATTGGAATTGAAGAGAAATGCCTGAGCAGACTGGAAAGTATCAACAATAATAAAGCCAATGCAGAATCAGACCTAAAAGAGTGCCAGAATTTTTTGGATAAAGTCTTTCGTTATACACAAACCATGCGGTTTAACACTCCACGTTCGTAGCCTGAACCATAACCTTGACCGGGCGGGTATCCCGGCACTTTTTCACACCGCGAGGATGATGTTATGAGGAAACATACAGCAGAACAGGTAAACGAGTTCTTACAGGGGTATCACTTCGATAATGAAGTTAACCCCAGAGCCAGGAAAACACACTTTGAGGTTATGAAGTGCGGAATATTTAGCGTCCGCAACACCTTGTTTTACTCAAAAGATACAAGCGCCAGTAAAGACCTTAAAGAGCTTAACTGGATGGCAAAACAATTAACTGACGGCGTAGTACCCGCCCCAGCCAGAATTACGGAGTGATGACAATGAATATCAATTATTCATTTACCATTTCAGAATCAATAGCCGTTATATCACTGGCCGCATTAATTATGTTTCTGGCCGTGTGGATATTGATGTTCTTTGACACATGGAGACAAAGAAGAAAGTATTCGCAGCTTAAAAAAATGAATTTAACCGAAAAGAGGGAAACAAAATGGACTCCACCGCAAGGCAAAGAATGGTACTAGCCGGAATAATCATGAAAGCAGCGGAGACACTGCAAATTACCAATATGAGGCTTGCAAATTATGAATATCTGGTTGTCTCCGCAGAATTAATGGAAACAGCAAGGAGTTTAAAAACAGTAGCCCGACAATTAAGGGAATTACACGACCTGACTGAATAACAGATTAATTGACCTGATTCATTTAAACACCGCTCACGCGGCGGGATTCGTACAACCAAAATAAAGGAAAACACAGTGATTAACCCAAATAAAAGCCTTACCCAAAAAGCATTAGCCAGTGTGCAATTTTTGCGTATGCACGCCCAAGCAATGGCTGACGATGATGATTTTTTTATCGCAATAATGTCTGATCCTCACGCCGTAGCCGCTACCGCCATCGAACAACTCGTTAAAGAAAACGCTGAACTCCGCGCCCAGCTCGTCGCTTTTCAGAAAGCGGCTAACCCTGCCGTTGCCGTTGACCCGGCAAAGGAAGACTCCGAACACACCTGTTACACCTCATTCACAAAAGGCGCTTGCGTACGTCTGAAATGGCATCCGTACCAGCGAGGAATAGTGAGAGATAACCGCCTTGATGATCGCCGCGGCTATTTGATTTTCGTCTGTTTTGAATCCGAATTTGAGGAAAACCGCTGGGTAAAAGCCAGGAACCTGGAATTAGTTCCCGACAAATGAAGCTAATCATCCCCGATCGCTACCGCCAGAACAGGAAGAAGCCGCGGGGAAAGCCGGAACGGGCAGCAAGAGCGGCATACAGCCGCCTTCTGAATGATGACTGGTCACATGTGCGTCGGCTGGAACGAGTACCGCCAGCCCGCGTAATCAACGTCATGTACCGCTATCGGCTGTTAAGTCTGGACGAAGGCCAGACATGGGAACTGCTTAACCATAACGAATACGTGAAGAGGATTAGACGATGCTACAAATGAAATTCAAACCCCGCTTTATTGAAGCGTTCGCCAGCGGCCAGAAAATAACTTCACTGCGCATGATGAAGTTTAAATGCTTCCGGTCAGACAGAGAGGACAAAGAGGAATATTTTCACGACGACACCCTGACCAAAAACATAATCATTCCTGATTACAGCGCTGACGCAACCATGTGGTTTGGTAAAGGGGCGAGATTTACCCACATTTCGGACTTTGCCGGACTCCTGAAAAGGCAACCCTACCAGACTTTGAGCAATATCGAACTGGTCACAGAAATCGAAGGCGGCGAAACAGTGCCGTTTGCCGTTGCCTTTATCAACGATATTTCCGTTATCAAGGGCGACCAGATAGAGGCTATTGACGTCATTCATGACGGCTTCAACCCTGAAAAACATCCCCTCGCCGAACTCTTCGTATTCATGCGGGGCGTTTACCCCAACAAAGACCCGTTAAACGAAATGTTCTGGCTGTACACCTTCACCAACATTCAGATGTTGCCGATGCAGGGAGGTGCAGCATGAGAATGAAACTCACCAGATGGGTTGTATTCGAACTTGTGCCTGGCGGGGACATATTGCATATCCACGAAGACCTTATCGACTGGGACAGATCAATCCTGGATGACATCTACGATCCGTATGAAGAGCGTTATGTGTTTCTGATTAATGGCACACAGTATCGCGCCTGCAATATCACTATTGAAGGGATGATCGAACCAGCACCAGAAACCACACCACGCGTTGAACCCTCGCCACGCGAGGAATACGAGAAATACAGTCAGCGGGGTGGCGTATGAAAGCCTGGAAGAGTTCGCCGTTAATCTGGGCGGGCAGTAAATACCGCACCCTGAGCCGACTTCTTAAGAAAGAGCGTTTACCCCCTTCTGGCGGTTGCCTGGTTGAGCCGTTCGTGGGTAGCGGCACCGTATTTTTAAACACCGATTACCAGCGCTATGTGTTGTGTGACACCAACGAAGCGCTGATCAACTTTTTCACCACCCTGACCGTATGCACGGAAGAACTGATTAGCGAAGCCGCGCCATTGTTCAGCGATACCAACCGCGAGGCGTATTACTGCCACCGCACCGAGTTCAACGAAACCGCATCAAAGCACGATCGCAGCTATGAAGACTGCCTGAGACTGGCGGCGCTGTTCCTTTACCTCAACCACCACTGTTTCAACGGTATCTGGCGCGTCAGTAAAAAAAGCGGGTTCAACGTACCGTTCAGGAATAAAACGCGCCCCTTCCCTGAAGAAGAACTGCGCCAGTTTGCCGAAAAAGCCCGCAGAACCCGCGCGGAGTTTTTATGTGTGGATTTCCGCCACACACTCCGGGCGCAACACCTGCTCATGTCAAATGACACGGTAATTTACTGCGACCCGCCTTATCTGCCCGAAAGTAAAACCGCAGATTTCCGTGCCTACACCGCAGCCAGCTTTACGTCTGACGACCACCGCGATCTTGTATCGCATCTGCTCGACGTCAACAGGGTTTACTGCGCAAAAGTCGTGATTTCCAACAGTGACACCAAAGAAACCCGCGAGATCTACGCCCCATTCAAACTTCATCGCCTGAAAGTTCAGCGTTCTGTCTGTGCCAACGGCCAGCGACGCGGGACAGCCGACGAAGTAATCGGCGTACTGAACGACGAAAAAAGGTGTGTAAGCGCACCACGCCGGGCGGGAAAAACAACTGCTGCAAGCAACGTGAGGGATCGACTACGTTGCTTCAGTTCATAAGCGTAACTGGAAAATGTCCGGGACATTGCCCACCCGATAACCGGAACAAGACGAGATGTTAATAAATATATATTCATCGATATCAAGCGGCTTATCAACAACCCGGAATAATCCCGATTTTCGCCCCTGCCAGCCAGGGGCGTTTATACATCCGTGTAACACGGAGGTTCGCTCATGAGCGACACTAGGGAGCGCCAAGCACCGACACCTCCTTCGCCGTATCCTGGCAAAGCCCAGGATATGACGGCTTACCTGTATCCGTGGAACAGCCCGGACTACGACGCCGCCGCAGCAAATGAACTTACCCCGGAACCCGTCACCACCAGTGACGACCAGGGCGACCCGTCATTGTGTTTTGAATATCTGACGCCAGACGGCGAGCGCCGCACGCTCACGTATGAAGAACTTCAGGAGTTGTGCAATACAACCCTGGAAAATCGCGGCCTTATTGAGCAGGAAAAAGCCGCTGCAAAAGAGCGTGAGAAGCGCGAAAAGTACCTGCGCCGCCGTCTGCAATCACTTCCGGGGATCATTCGCCGCCGTTTTGCCCTGAAACTGGCCGCACTCGACGGGGAAAGCCCGGAACGCGCGGTTAAGTGGCTGTTTGGCACCTTTGAGCGCCACATACTGCGCCGCGTTGAGATGGTCAACGTGCAGTATCACCCGTGTGACACACTCCCCGCCCTGTTGTTACCCATGCGTGACGACTTTCATTTACTGCCGTGGGCCGATAAAAAGAAACTCAGACGCATGGCCTACACGCTTTCCCGGCTCATGAAAACGGAGTTTGAACGCCAGTTTGACTACCAGTACAGCCAGACCGAAGACCTGGATTTCTCCGTACTGGACGCTTACGGCTATATCGCCAGCAAGGCCCGCGCCCTGAATATTGCGATCCCCGGATGGGATAAGTACAGCAAGGAAGAACTCGACGCCGAAGAGGCGTTACGGGCCGTTGGTCGTCTCCAGGCGGAAAAATGGTGGCTGGGTAAGCTGAGGCGTATTCACGACCGCTGGCGCGAACACCTGATGATAGCGGCGGGCTATGTCAGTAAACAGGCTGCGCCTAAATGTTCGGAACCCTGCCTGAAAGAGTGGATTGCGCAGCAAAAAGCCAACATGGCCTGGCTGCACAAAATGGAACTGGAAGACAGGGACACCGGCGAGCGTTCACCGCTGATCGATAAGGTGCTGGCGAGCACGTCTAACCCCAAAATCGCCCGCATGGAACTGACCACCCGCGCAGCCGGTTTTCAGGATATCGCCGACGAAATGGGGCTTATCGGGATGTTTTTCACCCTCACCGCCCCGTCTTCTTACCACTCAACCCGCATCAAAGACGGGAAGCGCAACGACAAATACAACGGGGCCAGCCCCAGAAAAACGCAGAAGTACCTTTGCAAGGTCTGGTCACGCGTCCGCGCCGCCTGGCAACGCCGGGGCATTCGTACTTTCGGTTTTCGTACCGTAGAGCCCCACCATGACGGAACGCCACACTGGCACATGGTGCTGTGGTTCAGACCCGAAGATCTGGAAAAAGCAACAACAGTGTTTCGCACGTATGCCTTACAGGAAGACGGCGACGAACCGGGAGCAGAAGACTACCGCTTTGAAGCGGTTCAGGAAGATAAAAGCCGGGGCCGCGCCGTAGGCTACATCGTCAAATACATCTCGAAAAATATCGATGGTCACGGCCTTGATGGCGAAGTGGACAAAGAGACCGGGCGACCACTAAAGGAAGAAGCCAGACGCGTTAAGGCGTGGGCCTCCCGCTGGAATATTCGCCAGTTTCAGCAAATCGGCGGCGCACCCGTCACCATCTGGCGTGAACTGCGCCGCCTGGGCGATCGTGAACTGGTCTTACACCCGGAGATTGAAGCCGTTCGCGCCGTGGCGGATGCGCCTGACTGGCAACATTACACCATGTATCAGGGTGGGCCGTTCGTTGCCCGCGACGATCTCACCGTTCGCCTGTACTACAGCCACACCGAAAACGGCAATGATTATGGCGACACGGTATCAAAAATAGAGGGGGTTTACAGTCCGTTCGCGGACGAGGAAGCCATCGTCTACACCCGCACCGCAAGCTACAACATCGTGCCGAAACTGAAGCCGGCGCCGGGCGGGGTTTTGCCTTTAACAGGCCGCGAAGCGGCCCCTTGGAGTTCTGTCAATAACTGTACGCAGTCCCCGAAACCCGGCGAAAAAAGCGACAGTAAGCAGACAGAACTTCCGCGAAATATTGACGATTTACGGCGATATTCTCGCCAGCAAAGGCAGGAAATCACCGACCGCCTGAAACGTGAACCCCGGTTAAGTGCAGATGAAGCCTTCACCGCCACTATTCAGCACATGAAAGCGACCGTTAACGACACTTACGCTATCCAATGGGGGCCGGAAGTGAAAGCCGCATACCGTGAATTTATTGATCTAACGCCGGAAGAACAGGCCGAACACTGGCGGGAAAAAATACATGAAGAGGCGTTACAGCGCGCGAAAAACTACGCCAGCACCGACGCCATATACCGGCAAATAATATTCGAAATATGGCAGGAACAACAGCGAGAAGATAAGCAGGATAACCCCCTGCAACATCTGCTCACCCGCTGGCAACAAGCAACAAGGGGGAAATATGAGTAATTTTATTCTGGCGATGACACCGGAACAATGGGAGAAACTGAAGAGTTGCCCCCGGAATTTTCCAATCGTTGAAGGCTATTTTCAGTCACAACCACAGCCCGGCGACATACTGCTGGTCAGGCAACAGCTACGACATAAGCCGTTAGGGAGTACAGGTATTATTGATCTTGGCGAGTGCGTCATTGCATGGGCGGACCCCGTCACCAGTAGCCCTCACCGCTATCGGCTGAAAGTGACCTTCAACATGACACCGGAACAGGTGAAACAGCGCTACGGTTGCCCGTTCACCCCACTATCAGACATGATACGCAGGCACAGGAAAGAAAAAGAGCAAGCAAAGTTGGAGAAAGCACGTCGCATACTGGCAGGAAAAGCTTATGTTGCATCACTATTTTTGAGCAAGAACAAGCAGGTCTGAGAATTATCCCTGAAAAATAATTGATGCATAAGCCACTTCAGTGTTCAGTGTTCAGTGTTCAGTGTTCAGTGTTCAGTGTTCAGTGTTCAGTGTTCAGTGTTCAGGAGAAAATTCGCAGTATAAAAATTATTCAGTAAACTTCAATCCTACAAATCATTGTAGGTAGAAATAACGCTTTGATATTATTAATTATTTCTTTTCATATAATAGTTTAGCATTTTCTAGTTTATCCAAATTTTGAACCCAGATCCGTTTTATTTATTCCATTTGAGTAAAATTTAGGTACTTCTTCTACGCATATCTAAATGTTATGTTCATACTGTTGACGACGGTTCTGTATGTTAAATAACATTTGATCTTCTGCAGATAATTTTGAAAAATCCTTAATAAAATCATTAAAAATATCTACTGGTTTTCTCTCAGGGGTATTTGAGAGTAACGCTGCCACCTTAACTACAAATACCCCACATCCGTTTGGAACATTTTCCTGCATATCTCCATTAATAAATTCGATATTTTCTTTAGTTACCCCTGCTATTTTTGCAGAATCGATAAGATGATTTTTTACATCTTTATTTAATTCGCAAGAAGAATTGAACACAACACATTCTGGATTGTTGTCATTTTCGTTTTTATATAAAACAAACAATACCCAGTGCCCACCCGTATTAATCGGAAAAAGTTCTTTCTTATCAAGGTCTTTGCTATACTTTCTTTTTTCAGCAATTTGTTCAGATAACATATTTAATTTATTTATAGGCTCAATAAGGCCTATAGGGAAATTTAATGAAAAATTATCAGTATTAGAAATTAATCCATTCATAGCATTGTTTATCTCATCAGTCATCAGCATACGGCCGTTACTCCATAAATCAACATTATCAAATTGCTCGAACTGTGACTGAGCCCTATCCATGCCATTGAAAATATTGGATAACTCCTGTTTTTGCGTTATGCTTTTCATAGCCGAACCAGCCATGTAAAGCAGTTTAGAAGGAGAATATAATTTGCTCATGTCTGTATTGTCTTTCCCTTTAGCATCACACGCTGTTTCGTATAATTTCAAACTAGTCTGTTGAATTTCCTCGTCTATCCCTACCTTTCCCCTGGTTTTCCCGCTGAATAAATCAAAAAGGATACTCTCGGATTTTTTCCCTATATAATCATGGCGCAAGGCAAGATTATGCAACATATCAATACAATCAAGGTTGCCATCTGCTGCTGATTTACCCAGTAAATCAAGAGTGTTAACATCCACATTATTTGTAAACAAATTATTAAACTGTTCAACATTAAGCTGATAATGTGAGTAATACCCTGTAATCATTTTTGTACCTTTATCAGAAAATTAAAAATGATATTTTTGACATTCTTCTATATATAATCAATCAGGTGATAAAGGTATTTCTTTTTTATGCAGATTAATTTGATAACCATCTAAGCAGTGCTTTGTTAACAATCGTCCCACAGTGGATGGATGTACCCGGAACAATCGTGCTGCATCAGCGCCTGTTTCTGGCCCGATATGACGAGCGAAACAATTTCTTTTTGCTGATGTGGTGTTAATTTTAGGCGTCGCCCACCAACCCTTCTCCCCTAAAGTGCCATGGCAAGACCGCTTTTTCTTGGAATATCAGTTCACTATCGGCTGATTTTAGTACTGAGATCTGAACTTGAGTATCCTTTTCCTGTGTCGAACCCTGTGCATAACCGATGAGTATAATTGCGATTTCCTGTTGCCATTTATTTGTATATTGCAATACACAAGGCCACATTGTTACGTTGGTACAAGGGAGATTACACAAACCAACGTTTATGTGTTACAGAAAAGGGAATAAAAGTTGGCAGTTATCACAGTTACCTGGTCACTACCCCATATATGAGTATTTTTCATCACTGTAACTCCAAAGGAATTATCTATTCAGATTTAGCAAATTTTCACTTGTTTTAAGTGTTTAAAATTATTTATTTAAGCGCACAACTTTTGATCCAATAGTAAGTGAACCGGCAAGGAAACGAAATAGTTCCGCACTGGCTAAACAGCGCTTACGCGCTGGGCTAGCAGTCCGTTTTGATACCCTGCTGCGAAAGCCTGGAATATCCGGCGCAACTGCTACACGGTGCGCCGGTATTGCTGACCACCCGCACCGCCCTGTCATCCCACAGTTCAATAAGCCCCTCATCCTTGATATTGGTGACGACCAGATCGCCAAGTCCGTTATCATTTAGCCATTTTTTAACCTGTTTCACCTGTTGCCGGTCATTCGCGCGTGCAGTGAACACCCGGACGTCATACCCGTCACGCAACCATCCCTTAACCCTTGCGACCATTGGTGATATAGGTTTACCCAGCCGGGAACCCTGACCTGATACCCTCACCGCAAGAACGCCATCAAAATCAACCCCGATCCAGCCCATTACAGACCTCCCCGATACCGTACCCGACACCCCGTTATCTCTTCAATATGCCGCCTAGCCTGGCATATGTGCATGAACATCACTGGCATCTTACCCATATGCGGAAACTCAAGCCGGACATTATCAGGCGTAAGCACCGCTTGCGCTATAACGCCGTGAACGCCTTCCTCAGTGGTTGCATAGAAACGCCATACCCCATCATCAACACGCCTCATTCGCACCGATACCAGCCGTTTCCGCTCCATTTTTACCCCATTAAAAAAATTTGCGATCCTGCCGTTTTTTGGCCAGGAATACACAAGCCTCAGCCCCTCGCGCGGGCGCTCGCCGACCCGGCACTCTTTTTTATTAACATATTTATTTTCATGCACCACTCAACCCCCTCTAAAACCAGATCCGGCGCGGGTTTTATGCCCTTTTTACGCTGCAAAAGATCATGCGTTTTCATGCACGCTAAGACATGCAGTATTAGCGGGCTGGAATTAAGGTCGCTGGATCGAGTTCGGCGGCGTCCAGAACATACGGATCAAACGCGATTACTTCATCACCCAGCCAGGCGTTTATTTCCCTGATACGTGCCTGTAATGGCACCAGTTCATTACGCGCAAATACCCTGGCGGCTTTCTCCACATCACCAAAACCGCCGTCATTCTCCGGTACTATCCCCATCATCTGTGGCGGTACGCGGTGTGCAATCAACTGATCGGCGCGCGTTTCCTTTTTGATGGCGCTAAAGTCGTCTTTTGTGGCGATTTCTGATATCGGGATGACCTGAATCCCTTTCTCCGCGCCGTTCGGGGCCCAGACGAACATATTTTTAAAGTTGCCTACTCCCTTTGCTTTCTGCATAGCCTGACGGATATTATCCACGTCTTCCTTATTGGCCTGTGGTGTAGTCATGTACAACACAAATCCCATATGCCCGCCGTTAATGTAATATTTACGGCGGAACAGTACGGCGGATTCGCTAAGCCAGGTTGAATGAAGGGCAGCGAGATATTGCGGCAGTCCGTAAACCTCCTGGTTAATATCCGGCTCCATAAGATGAAAAACATGACCTTTCGGGAATTTGTACGGCTCCCGCGCCCCGCCAATAAACCAGTAAGTATCAGGCTCGACACCAACGCGCGTATGCTTTGTCAGTGAGCGTTTCAGCTTCCACGGTTCACCCAGCCCGTTACGCCGCAGCTCCAGAAATCCGTTACCAAAAACTAGGTAATCCAGGATGAACCCCTGAGCGTCAAATTCACCCAGCATCTTATTAGTCCGCAGCGTACTGACCAGCAGGTTAGCTTTAACAAAAATCGGTGAGCTATGGTGAATACCACTTCGCAACGATTGCGCCAGACCGTCAAAAGACAGCGGCGGGTCGTACCATGTATCCTGTATGACAGGGCATTCCAGATAATCAAAAATATCACGCTGATCCAGCATCGGGATCGGGTCGCCGAAAGTGAAAATCTCCGTACCGTTTCCGGTCTGTAATTCGGGAATATCTGTTATTTCATTCATTAATAAATCTCCATCATCCCCTGCGAGTCTTCCTCGTAGCCGGACATAGGTTCGTGGATAAGCGCCATCATGACAGCCCACGCAACATCGCCGTGGCTGATTTCCTCCGATCGGCTTGTTTCATAGCTGACATATTTACCGCTTGGCGTTACGATCTTGCGGATAGCCATAAACGCCTGCGCAATATCGGTGTGACCGTAATCAAATTCGATGCGCCGCGCTTCAATCACGCTGCGGGCCTTAACGATAAGATCGGTTTTCATTGCGGCGTTGTAGTGCATGGATTCAACCATCGGGTAAAACGTCTTCACAATCTGCGCCACAGCCCGCCCGATACCGCCCGTTTCATCAATACCAATATGGGTAACGTTATAGCGCTGCGTGAGTTCGCGTATCTTATCGGCCTGCACCTGGAAATTCGGCTCATGCCACTGGTAACGCTCCAGTATCCTGAACGGTTCCCCGGCAAATCGCGGCGGCGCAACCACGGCGCACCCGCAACTGTCGCCGGTACTTGATGGATCGTAGCCAATCCATACCGGGCGATCGCCCAGCGGCCTGTTTGCCCACGGCTTGAAGTCCCGCCACTTCTCCATCGCGTCAACCATGCGCGAACGTAGCAGGCTGAACGGGAAGACAGACTCGCTGTCATCCAGGAACTGGCACATGTATTTATTTTCAAAGTTGACGCCGGTATTTTTACGCCGCAGTTTTTCAGGGCTGGCCTTCATGCCGCCCGCGACTGCGTCGTAAATCGTCAACATCTGCCGCCAGATACCATCGGCGCACAGCAGGCCATCTTTAAGCCGGTCATGCGTGAGCGGAATTTCCACGCGCTCAGCCGCGGGAAGGTCGCGGTTATAGTCCGCGCCAGACCATAAGCCGTAAGCCTCATGGGAATAAGTGGACGGCGTGGACATGTACGTAATGTGCATATCATCAAGCGTGGCCATCCCCGACGCCGTGTTCTGAATTTCCTTAAAGCCACCAATCCAGAAAAATTCATCAACGTACAGGTCGCCGTTGTAGCTCTGCGCCGTACTGGCGTTGGTTCCCAGAAAGTGCAGTTCTGCACCGTTGGACAATACAATGGGATTGCCCGAAAGCTTAACCCCCACCTGACGGGCAAATTTGATGATCTCGCGCCGGAATACCAGCGCCTGCGACTTACTGGCGGACAGAAAGATTTTGTTTCGTCCGTCTTTAAGCGCACCCAGCAGCGCTTCGCGGGCAAAATACCACGTCGCCCCACACTGGCGGGTTTTCAGTATGGCGCGAATATCCTGATGACGATTGTCAAACCACTTTTTCTGGTACGGGCGAATGATGCCGTGAAACGCGGCTTCCAGATCGGCGATCTGTTCGTCTAAGAAATGGTTACGCGTGGGCTTTTTGCGTTCTTCCGTGCGACGTTCAACATTGGGGTTAAGGTCAGATTCCCGCCCGGTTTCACCAAAGCGGCCTATACGGGCATGTCGCTCCATCTGCCGCCCCAGCAGGTCAAGCTCCTTAAAATCTCCCGGATCTTTGTGAGACTTTCCTACTAACTGGTTGTATCGCGCCGCCGTGGTGTGTTCTATTTGTTGTAACGGGCTGTAGTTCTCCCATCCATCGCGCCGTTTCCAGCTATGTACAGTGGCGGGCTTTTCACCTAAATATTCAGCAATTCGCGATATGCGGTATCCCTGCCAGTACAGGTACATAGCCTGTCGCCTTGGATCGATATCGTTTTCACTTAGCTCCATTCACCCGCCCTCATTACTGATGCGGACAGATTACATAACAAGCCGCCAGGCGCGGGCACGCCGTGTATTGTGCCATCGCTGACACAATGCCCGCCTGTTGCCCCGCATCCCGCGAACAATGAAACTCCCCTGTATGCACATAACGGGGGCACCCATGAAGAAAAGTAAAAAATTTCGTGTCGCGACAGAAGGCGTAACCGTTGACGGTCGCGCATTGTCACGCCAGCAGATTCAGGACATGGCAAATGACTACAATAAGGAAGTCTACGCTGCGGGTATTAACATCGAACACCTTCGATCCGTGTACCCAAACTCCCTGTTTCGTAACTACGGCGTGGTAAACAAGCTCAGCGCGGAAGAAATCAGTACAGGCCCGATGGCTGGCAAGCTGGCGCTGAATGCTGAGATTGAAGTGGAAGACAGCATGGTTGATCTGTTCAGCACCAACCAGAAATGCTACCCAAGCATCGAATACCACCCTAATTTTTCCGGTTCAGGCAAGGCGTACTGTCTGGGTCTGGGCTTTACCGACACCCCGGCAAGCCTGGGAACGCAAATCGTTAAATTCTCCTCCACACAGACAGAAAATCAGTTTGCTATCGGCGAACAGGTAAGCGTCGAATTTGCCATTCCCGGACAACAGGACAGCGACGACAAGCCCGGCCTTCTGGCGCGTATCGGCGAAATGTTCAGCAGCAGCAAAAAACACGGCGACGAACGCCTGTCTGGCATTGAACAGGCGATTGAACTGATGGCCGGGAAACTGGTTGAGGTGACTGAAAAACTGAGCACACAACCGCAGCCGGAAAAGCTGAACGAACAGCACACCAACAGCGAAACAGAAGTATTGCGTGACAAAATCACGCAGCTTAAAGAAAAGCTTTCCACGCTGGACGGCAGTAACACCCACCGCTTCACCGCAACAGGCGGCGGGGCTGAAATTAAAACGGATTGCTGAGGTAAGACATGCAACCAGAAACAAGACAGTGTTTTAACACCATGCGTCAGGATCTGGCGCGACTGAACGGTATCGGCGACATTGCCGAAAAATTCACCGTTACCCCGCGTGTTCAGCAAACCACAGAAAAGAAAATCCAGGAAAGCAGTGATTTTCTGAAAAAAATCAATTTCTATGGCCGTACTGAGCAGATGGGGAACAAGGTAGGTATCGGTGTAAACGGGCCGATTGCCAGCACCACCGACACCACCGTAAAAGAACGTGAGACCTTTAACCCGCTGGATCTGGATGAAAGGGGTTACGTCTGCACCCAGACGAACTTTGACACCCATATTCCTTATGACCTGATAGACATATGGGCCGGATTCCCTGACTTCCAGGTTAAATTCCGTCAGTCCATTCTGCGCCAGCAGGCGCTCGATCGCATCCTTATCGGCTGGAACGGCACGCACCGCGCGAAAACATCAGACCGCAAGACCAACCCGCTGTTGCAGGATGTAAACGTCGGCTTCCTGGAGAAAATCCGCCAGTTTGCCCCGCAGAACCACATGGGCGAAGTGCTCAGCGGCAGCAAAAAAATCAAAATTGGCAAGACCATCAAGGGTAACGAAGGCTTCCGCAATATCGACGCGGTAGTATTCGACGCCGTACATTCGTGCCTTAAATCATGGTATCAGACCGATACCCGGCTGGTTGCCATTACCGGGCGTGACCTGATGGCCGACAAGTATTTCCCGATCGTGAACAACACCGACGAGAATACCGAAAAACTGGCTGGCGATATCATCATGAGCCAGAAACGTATCGGTAATCTTCCGGCGTTGCAGGTTCCCTTCTTCCCGGCTAACGCCATTCTGGTGTGCCCGCTGTACCTCTTATCGCTGTACTACCAGATTGGCGCACGCCGCCGCGTGGTTATCGATAACCCGCGCCGTGACCGCGTCGAGCATTTCGAATCCAGCAATGAAGCCTACGTCATTGAAGACTATGACGGCGCTGTACTGATCGAGAACATCGAACTGTACGACGATGACGGCGCGCCGGTTCATGCAGCATCTGACGAACACGCAGCATCTGCCGAAGTTGTTGCAGGGGGTTAATCATGACGCCTTTTGCCCGCCGCAGACAGCAGATCATGGCAACGATGCGCAACACCAAAAATGATGTACGTGCAGATGATGGTTATGCCCTGATGCAAATGCAGCTTCACCAGGATATGGAGACGCTACACAACATTCTGTCAAATGAGCAAAAAGCCACCGTAAAGCGGCAAATCCTGCCGCATTACGATGAATGGGTAAAAGGCGTTCTGGAGAGCGACAGCGGATTACAGGACGACGTTCTGATGCGCGTCATGGTGTGGCGTATTGACGCGGGCCTGTATTCCGAAGCCCTGGACATAGCGGCCTACGCGTTACGCCACCACCTGAACACGCCGGATGGATTTGGCCGCAGCACTGCCGCGCTGGTTGCTGATGAAATATCACAGCAGGCGCTTATCAGGATGAAGAACGGAGAGGACGTACCCGCCGCCCTGCTTTCAAGGGTAAGGGAAATGACGGACAGCGCCGATCTCTTTGATGCGGTACGCGCCAGACTCTACAAGGCGCTGGGCTATGCACTGCGCAATGAGGGCCAGCTACAGGAAGCCCGCGCGGTTCTCGCCAGGGCGCTGGAACTTCATGGCGGTGTGGGCGTGAAAACCGACCTGAAAGCACTGGACAGGCAACTGACCGCAGACTGACTCGCAACCCGGTGCGGCATACCCGGAAGGCGTGAAAAAAATGCAATTTTTGCACTTTTTTTCCGTTCGCCGGGTATCCACCGCACCCCTTATGAGGCGCTTTTATGCAAACCGTCTTAACCGGCGACTTACCGGAACCCGTTAAAGCAACCCCCGCCAGCCCCGAAGTTATCACTAATTTCGCCTTCTGGCCGGATGTTCGCGTAGATCAGTATCGCGAAGTCATGCGCCAGGAGGGAGAGGAAACACCACCCAGACTCCGCGAAGCGCTGATGCAGGCGATGGGATACGCAAACAGCCAGCTTGCACGCTGGGAACGCCAGCAACGCGGAAAGGGCTTTAACCACCTTGAGGACGTTCCAGCCGAAAAAGTAGGCGGCGAATCCGTTCGCGTGCTTTGTTACCGCAGAGCGGTATTTTTTGCCACCCGCGCCTTGCTGACAGAACAATTTCGGGGAACTGACACTACACATAAGGGCGATATAAGGGCGAATACGCTGGAATCGACGACCGGCGATATGTGGCGGCAGTTTCAGTGGGCGTTAAGTGAGTTACGGGATGAACCACATATGACCGTGGATCTTATCTGATGATCGTGATTGCACAACAGGGCGACACTGTGGACGCCATATGCTGGCGCTACTTTGGTGCAACGCGGGGGATTACCGAAGAAGTTTACCGGACAAACCCCGATCTGGCGGAAACAGGGCCGGTACTCAGTCAGGGGCAGGCCGTCATTCTGCCGGATGTTGCCCCGGCACAGGAAAAAACACTTATTCAGCTATGGGATTGACCGTGGCGACCAACAGGACAATACAGCATGAACAGCAGCCCCCACACCTGGTCTGACTGGCTGGCAATAATCAAGGGCTGGCTACAGGGCGATATCCCGTTAGACAGCCTGTTAATGACCGCCGCCGTCGCGGCGCTCAGGGTGTTCTATACAGGCCGTAGCTGGCGCCGACTTTTGCTTGAAGTGCCGCTGTGTTGTCTGCTCGCAGTAGCCGCCTTCACTATCATCAAACCGGTTCCCGTCGCCTGGTTGTCAGAGGACTGGCGCGTGGGGATTGGTGCGGCTATCGGGCTTATCGGCGTTGAGCATATCCGGGCGCTCAGCGTGATTATTACAAAGAAATTTGCAGGGAAAACAGAATAATGAACACACCTCGCGGCATTCGTAACAACAACCCCGGCAATATCCGCTGGGGCGACGACTGGAAAGGACTTGTACCCAAATCACAGCGTACGGATAAGGATTTTTGTCAGTTCATCACGCCGGAATACGGTATCAGGGCGATGATCGTTATTCTGCGCAACTACCAGCGTAAACACGGCCTGAACACCATCACCGGCATTATTAACCGCTGGGCACCCACAAACGAGAATAACACGCAGGCCTATATCGACAGCGTGGCAAAATCGACTGACACAACTCCTGATCAATGCGTCCACACCGATGACAGCCGTTTCATGATGAAACTACTACAGGCCATCATCCGGCACGAGAACGGCGTGCAGCCCTACGGCTTTGATGTGTTTGTCAGAGCGGTAGAACTGGCCGGTAATTAACAATACGGGGTAAGAAATGAAATATCTGCCAATCATCTTATGGGATATAGCGCTGACCGCATTATTTGCAGCCGGAATCTGCCTTAATCTCAGCGGCGCGATAACCGCACTGCATGTGCTTTTCTGGCTGATGACCGTCATTGGGGCACTGGCTTTTTCGCTTCCGGACACAAAAAAAAGAATTGCAAAAGACTATACGCATTGCCCGTTATTGTGGCGCTCCTGGGATCTGATAAGCGATATCGCCTTTGTTGCGGCAGCGGCCTGGCTGGGCTGGGGCGTACTGGCGGCACTCCTGTTAATACGGATAGGTTCAAAGCAGGCGTTTTATAGCGAGCAGGAAAAACGCCCGAAGGAACAGGCAGCATGAACCGCGTAACGACTGGCGTAATAGTCTCATTGCTGATAGTAGCCGCAGCGCTGGCATGGACTATCAGCCGCTATCACGGTAACGCCGTGAAGTACAAAGCCCAGCGTGATACCGCCATTCGTAACCTGAATCAGGCAAACGAGACCATCAGAGATATGCAAACGCGCCAGCGTGACGTTGCCGCCATTGATGCCAGATACACGAAGGAATTAGCCGATGCGAAAGCTGAGAATGATGCTTTACGCGATGATGTTGCCGCTGGCCGTCGTCGCCTGCTCGTCAACGCCACCTGTCCCACAGTGTCGACAGGTAAATCCACCTCCGCCGCCCGCATGGATAATGCAGCCAGCCCCAGACTGGCAGACTCCGCTAAACGGGATTATTTCACCCTCAAAGGGCGAGTAACGACGATGCAAAAGCAACTGGAAGGGGCGCAAGACTACATCAGAACGCAGTGCCAGAAGTGACGAGGTAAGTATGCCAACACCACCTGTATATCATTATCTGAAAAATGAGAGGTTAACTGGTTGCTTCCGTTTCCGGTCTGCAAGATTCACTGGCCGCCCGATTATGCAGGTGCAGATCGCAGCCTCCAGGATAAAGACAGAGAGGGGACGGGATGAAGATAATGGAACGGTTACATTCTGGCGTGATGCCACGCTAATTGAAGCCGTGACTATCCAGCTAAGAGCGAACAATAACGGCGAGTAGCAAAACCAATTACACCAGACCGCCTTTCATGGCGGTTTTCCGGGAGAAAAAATGATTAAGCGTAAATTACTTCGTGAATTTCTTCTCAGAACAGTGACCTGGCTGAAACAGAACCCGGAAAAGCTCAATATGGACATTGAAGAAGGTCGCATCTCTTCATCACTGGCACGGTCACTGTCACACCGTCATCACTACACCCTGTCAATATGGATAACGGACTGGAGTGGTGACGAAATAACCCTTTTATCCCTGATTGAATTGTGGCTGCGTCGCCATGAGCCGGATATCTTTGCTACAGAAAAAGCCCGTGAAACCGGCTTTCGTTACTGGATTCAGGAACAGGATAATACACATTCAATACTTAACATTCGCCTCCAGTTAACGGAAAGAACCATTGTCAAAATAGAGAGCGGCACGCTAATAGCCGTATCTAAAGACGAAATCCCCCTTCCGGCACCAGAGCAGGACATTCTTTCGGCATACCTGGATGAAGGAGATAACGGTCAATGACAGACCTGAACGATCTGGATATCGCGCTGGGCGCGATGTTGTCTAATCTGGCACCTGCCGCACGTAAAAAGGTATTACGCGAGTTATCAAAAGAGCTACGCAATCGCCAGAAAAAACGCATTACCGCCCAGAAAAACCCTGACGGTTCAGCCTATGCCCCACGCCGCGCCCACCCGGAACGCGGCAAGATGTTTAAACGCCTGAAACTTGCCAGAAACCTTAAATTTCGCGCCACCGACAGCGAGGCCACCGTTGAATTTCGCGGGCCACATATCCGCACGGAACTGATCCATCAGTACGGACTGGAAGGCAGAATATCACCGGAAAACCACCACATGGTTAAGTACCCCGCCCGCCGTTTGCTGGGCTTTTCCCGCGAAGATGAGGCGTGGTTGCGAGAGACGCTACTGAACTGGCTGGCGAGGACATAATCCCTGCCGCACAGCTTTTGTATTGTGCCAGCCCCCACACAACCCGCATTGCTTAACCCGCCTTTTCGTACGCGCGACAATCCCCCGCATGAATATTGAAAACGAAATCGCAGACCTTCGCCGCCGCATCGATAACCTTATCCGCACAGGCGTTGTCACTGACGTTAACCTGAAAGAAGGCACCTGCCGGGTTAAATCCGGGAAGTTGGAAACCCGCCATTTGCCGATATCAGCCATCCGCGCTGGCGATGCCCGCGTGTGGTGGCCCCCGTCAGTGGGCGAACAGGTCACACTTTTTTGTATGAGCGGCAACCCGGAAACCGCGATCGTGTTCCCCGGCCTGTTTTGTGATGCCTTCCCGCAGCCTGACGCCAGGGGAAAGACGCTACATATCCACTTCCCTGACGGTGCGGTTATTGAATATGACGCGAACGTTAGCGCACTACTGGCAACCGGCATGACGACCGCCAGTGTAGAAACGTCTGAAAGCATTACAGCCAACACCAGTAAAGCCACGGTAAACGCGACGGAAAGTATCAACGCCACAACGAAACAGGCCACGGTTAAAGCGACGAACATAACCCTTGATGCCCCGACCGTTACCTGTACCGGACTCATGCAGGCTAAATCAATTTCCGTTGGTGGCAGTGGCGGAGGATCGGCAACCATTAGCGGCCCGGTAAATATCAAAGGTTCAGTCACTCAGACCGGAGGGGGCCTTTCATCCAATGGTGTTGTTCTGGATTCACATAAACACGACGGCGTACAGCCGGGCGGCGGTACAACCGGAGGGCCTGTTTAATGTTATATCTGAGCATCGACCGACACACAGGTAAAACCCTGACTGACGCCGATCACATCAGGCAGTCGATACAGGACATTATCACTACCCCCACCGGCACCCGTGTAATGCGCCGTGATTATGGTTCGCTGATTTCAGAACTTATTGACGCCCCGGTAAATGACGCACTCCCCCTGCAACTGATGGCGGCGATCTTTGACGCCATCATCCGCCAGGAACCCCGCGTTACCGTGACCGAAATCCGGTTACGCCGCAGTGAAAACGGCCTGACTGCTGATATCGGCATGATGCGTACCGATACCGGCGAAAGTATCACTTTTCCCGTAAGCGTCAGGGGGTAATCAGTGCCAACAGTCAATATTTCTCAACTGCCAGCACCTGACGTTATAGAGACGCTGGATTTTGAAACCATACTGGAAAAATGGATCAACCGTTACGTTGAAGCATGGCCCCCGGAAGAACAACCTGCCGTTCGCGCCGCCGTGTCGATGTTATCCGATCCGGTAAGAAAGATTCTGGAAGTGGCAGCTTATCAGGACATGATTTTACGCCAGCGCGTTAATGATGCCGCAAGAGCCTGTATGCTGGCATTTGCAGGGGGAAGCGATCTTGAACATCTGGCGGCGGCGTTTGATGTGGAGCGGCTGGTAGTCCATCCGGGAGACAATACCGCCATTCCACCCGTTGCCCCCGTAATGGAAAACGATGACGATCTGCGCACGCGGGCACATGAAGCCCTTGACGGAATAAGCACCGCAGGGGCAATGAAATCTTACGAATTCCACGCCAGAAGCGCCGATGGACTTGTGGCGGACGCCACAGCAATAAGCCCGGCGCCGGCTTATGTCACCGTCACCATATTATCAAGAGAAGGCGACGGGACAGCATCACCGGAACTGCTTAACAAAGTGAGTCTGGCGCTCAACGACGAGACCGTGCGCCCCGTTGCAGACAGGCTTACCGTCCAGTCTGCAAATATTGTCAGTTATGAAATAGACGCCGTGCTGTATCTGTTACCAGGGCCGGAAGCATCAAAAATACTGGATGCCGCCAGACAACAGGTTCAGCTATACACCGAACGACAAAGACGACTTGGCCGTGATATTAACCTTTCAGCTATCTATGCCGCCTGCCATGTGGAAGGCGTTCAGCGCGTGGTACTGAACAGCCCAACCGCAGACCAGACACTGGATAAAACGCAGGCGTCATGGTGTACCAGCCACACCCTGACCGTAGGGGGCACCAATGAGTAAGGATCTGTTACCCACAGGCAGTACCCAACTGGAAAGAGCAGCCTCAGAAGCAACGGTTATCATCGGCGGTGTCCGCGTACCACTACGCACCCTTTGGGACCCTCAGCAATGCCCACTCCCCCTGTTGCCCTATCTGGCATGGACATTTTCAGTTGACAGGTGGGATGACAACTGGCCGGAAGAGACAAAGCGCCAGGTTATCGCCGATAGTTACCGCATACACAAACTAAAAGGCACGATCGCGGCACTCCGCCACACAGTGGAACCCTTTGGCTATTTAATCAGGGTTATCGAATGGTGGCAGGAAAACGGCACACCAGGCACATTCCGCCTGGAGATTGGCGCATCAGAAGACGGCATAGACGCCGACACCTACTACGAAATGGAACGCCTGATAGCCGACGCCAGGCCGGTAAGTCGCCATCTCGTTGGCCTGAACATCATACTTGAAGCCCCCGGAGAAATGTTTACGGGCGGCGTGTCTTACATTGGCGACACCATCACTATTTATGCGGAGTAGAACACATGCCTGCATCCCCGAAATTTAAAACAATAATTACCGACTACGGCAAACAAAGGCTTATTGCCGCCATGTCGCCAGGCGGAACAAAACTCACACTAACTCAGATGGCGGTAGGCGATGGCGGCGGCAATCCCACCAACCCGGACACAACCAACACCGCTCTGGTTAACGAAGTATGGCGCGCCGCTGTTAACTCAGTCTCCGTGGATAAAACACACTCCAACATCATCATCGTGGAACTGTTGATTCCGGCAGAAGTTGGAGGGTTCTGGATACGCGAAGCGGGGATCTACGACGAATTTAATAAACTGGTTGCCATCTGTAGTCTGCCTGCCAGCGAAAAGCCATTACTGGAACAGGGATCGGGGCGAGCACAAACGGTACGTATGACGCTGGTTATCAGTGATCTGTCGACTATTAATATCACCATCGACTCAACAACGATAATCGCCACTAATGACTATGTTGATAACAGCCTGAAAGAGCATGAGAAATCACGCAACCATCCTGACGCCACCCTGACCGACAAGGGCTTCGTTAAGCTCTACAGCGGCGTTACCAGCATAGATGAAACAATGGCCGCCACGCCAAAAGCGGTCAAAATAGCGATGGACAACGCCAGCGCACGCCTTGCCAAAGAGCGTAACCTCGCCGACCTGACTAATGTTCCGCTGGCCCGTCAGTCCCTCCATCTCGGCGACAGCGCGACCCGCAACGTTGGCACCATATCAGGAACTGTAGCCGCAGGTGACGACAGCCGCATCACTGGAGCCATGCAAAAAGACCAGAACGGCGCGGATATCCAGAATAAGCCGCTGTTTATCGAAAACCTCGGTTTAAAAGAAACCCTGAATCCGACAAAACGCGTCAGTATTGGCAACATCGGAACCGGCGCTTTTGACGGCAGCACACCGAGCATCAATATCGGCGACAGTGACAGTGGGTTTGTCGGTAGCGCGGATGGCGTGCTGGATATTTACTGTAATAACGCCAAAGTGGGCTATATCGATAATGCCGGGCTGCACATGCTCGCGGGCATAGCAACTAACAGCGACGTTGTACTACAAAGCGATGCACGCAGACACATCATTATCCAGAATGCGGATGGTTCGGTACGTGCTTATATCTATAAGGACAAAGATGATACTGGCATCCACATCAACAATGGCGTTGATGGCGCCGGGGATTTTGTTTTAGGTAAAGACAGCATCCTTTACGTACCATTCGCAGTCCGTGCAGGCGGCAGTAAGAAACTGGCTATTCAGTCCGATAACAATTCAGCATTAGACGCTATGTTCAATTTATGGGGTAGAGATGACAGACCCACCGTGATTGAACTGGATGACGGTCAGGGCTGGCACCTGTACAGCCAGCGAAATACTGATGGTTCAATCCTGTTTACGGTTAATGGCTCTATCATGGCTAACACTATGCTTCATGCAGGTGACGCCGCTGTCGCCACTGATGGAAATGTTTACGGTTCTGTCTGGGGTGGCTGGCTGAATGACTGGATTAATAACAATCTCAGCCGAAAAAATACCGCTAGCCTCGAAACCAACGGCTGGTTTAAGGATGCGTCGACCGGTCTGATTATTCAGTGGGGGATAACAGGCGGGAACCTGAACAAAGCCGTCGTTAACCTTCCGATCCCATTCCCGAACGCGGGTCTTTGGGCGCTGGGTTGGGTAGCCGGTACGCTGGGTATGGGTGACGATGACTGGTCAAACTCCGCCAGTCTGTTAAACAATTCTCAGCTAACGGTGACTACCGATCACTGGTGGAGTACAGCCTGGATAGCAATAGGAAAATAATTATGTATCACTACAGCCCGTCAAAAAATGCCTTTTACCCTGACGAACTGAAACAGGTTTATATCGATGCCGGAACCTTCCCGGCTGATACCGTTGAGGTTAGCGATGATGTCTGGCTGGAGTTCGCCGGTAATCACCCGCCCGAAGGCAAGCAACGCGCAGCCGGTAGTGACAATCTGCCCTGTTGGGTGGATATCCCGCTACCGGATATTGAAGACGCACGCAGCCGAAAACACGACGAAATTAACGCATGGCGCAACAAGCAGGAAAACGCGAATTACACCTTCACGTTTGATAACCACAAATGGGACTACGGCAAAGCGACGCAGGAGCGCCTTACGCTATCGGTACAGATGGCAAAAGCCAACAAACTTCCAGCGGGTTTTATCTGGACGGACGCCGATAATAACGACGTCCCGATGACGGCGGGCGAGCTACTCAACCTCAGTGACGCTATCGACCAGGCGATGTTTACTAAAGGTCTGCAAATCCACATGCGCCAGCGGGAAATGAAAGAGGAAATCGACGGCATGACCGATGTAAAAGAGATCCTGGATTACAAAATCGGCTGGCCGGATACCCCAACGAAATAACACCGAAATAAATAACGCCCGGTAATCCGGGCGCTGCTTTATTTAATTGTATTAGCTCAGATTTGACCTGACACAGCTATGGCACAGACCTAAACCTAATCTGACAGGCAGGTCTGTGCCATAAGTGGAAGTTGCTAGTTTCAGCCTATGTTGATAAACGGGGAGCAGGTCAGTACGTGAAGACTTTTTTTGTACTGCTATGGCCCGATCAAAAATCGATTGGGCCGAATATGCTAGCTATCTCCGAAGATAATTTTTTCGAGATCCTGCAAGTCCTGCTGTGATTGCTCGTTAAGGTTGGCCTCTACCTTGTCGTACCATGTAAGCAGTTTCTTGCCAAGTGGTGTCAAAACCGAGCCTCCGCCTTTACTGCCACCTGTTGATGTAATGACCACCTGCTTACCTATGCCTTTGTTGAGCGTATCAATCAAGAGCCACGCCCTTTTATAGGGGATTCCCAGATCTTTTGCGGCAGCTGAGAGGGAGTGAAACCCATCTATAGCGCGTAACAGATCGATTTTCCCCGGTCCCAGCGAGATATTGTCATTAATGTAAATTCGGGGTCTGACCAAAATAAAATCAGACATAAGCGTTTTTTTATTCATCCTGAGAACTCCGGGCAAAGTGTTTTTACCGGGTGTGTTTGAAAGTTTTGATGGCAGAGATAAGAAGGATCACGCCAAGTAAAGTCATAAGCGCTTTAAGCGGGAACAGGCCGACCATAAGTCCACCAATCGCTGCGCCAATTACTGAACCAATAACCATCCATACAAACAGTGGCCTTTCTTTCTTCAGAACTAGGAAAGCATCTGCATTTGTATAACGGGAAAAACCAACAATCATCGTTGGCAGGCTAATCATCAGTGAAAGGCTTCCGGCCAGTTTAATATCTACCCCGAAAAGGATAACAATTGTGGGGATAAGAAGCTCTCCGCCAGCCACTCCGAGCAATGCTGCGACTATTCCGATAAAGAACCCTGACACCCCCCCCGCAATAATCGTGGCAACGCCGGGTTGAAATAACCCGCCTGAAATACTGTGCAGCGGCATCCAGGCTTCTGAGAGCATGACAAAAGACAGTAAAACAAGCAGGATCAGAATGATTCTGTCCAGCCAAATTCTGGACATCTTAATGGCACGACCAGCGGCCCACCATGCTCCAATAAGACTTCCTGCCAGCAAGTTTATAACAATATCAAGATGCTCCACCAATTGATCGAGAGATATAGATTTTGTTCGGAAAATTAAAGCGATAGTCACCACGGCGAGACTCATTGCTTTGTTAAAAATGACGGCTTCCAGAGTCGCGATTTTGAAACTACCGATCAGGACGGGAAGGCGAAATTCAGCCCCCCCTAGGCCAATCAACCCGCCTAAAGCCCCTATCATCGCGCCTGAGAAAAAACCTTTTCCATTCCTGTTTGAAACTGACGACATGTGTTCCTCTCTGATTCGTTATGTCATTTTTGACATAACGATAAGCATAGCATTGCAGATCAGTTGTCTGGTAGTTGATTGTAAAGGCGAGGATTGATCAAGATTAAAGTTTATTCAATTGACCTGCTCCCCGTTGTTTAACACACCACGATTAAAGTGGTGCCTTCATGAGATATTAAAACAACTACGAACTTCTGTTATTCGCTCGAAGCCGACTGTCAGATTTGATGTGTGCTGCCAGTGAAAACCGTTAGATCAAGTCTGAGCTAATACAATTTAATTGCCGTTATCATCAGGCCAGCCTACAGGATAATTTAAAATATCTCGGACATAAGTTAATTCCGAGATGTCTTTCTTCATTTGCCGCTGGCGTTCATGGATTTTAAACCCCTGAACAACCATCACTTGTGTCATACCTGCATCAATGGCGGTCAGGTCGTCAACGGTAACAGGGACGTCTTGATTATTCGCATCAGTCCAGAAGAATCCCTCCGGTAACTGGCCTGACTTTGCCACGACCAGAACGGGGGCGAGGCGGTCTTGTGACGCTTTGCTGGCATCCCATGAATGATTATTCCAGGTAAACGTGATAACGCCGTTTTCCTGAATATCTCGCCAGTGGTTAATTTCAGTGTGTTTCTGCTTACGGGCGTCTTCAATATCCGGCAGGGGGGTTAATATTTCGTTTGCTTCTTCTTCAGTTATCGGAATTAACCCTTCTTTATAAAACTTTTTATCTGCATCATCGTCGTACACATAAATTTCATTTTTATTCGTCTTAAAATATTTCATTTTTATCTCAACTCCGACCACATTTGTAATGCAGGGGACGCACCAGTAGCCGTCACACGGTAAGTTGCGCCATTGGGAACAATAAAAAATGCCGTTGCTATGGATGTATTAGATGCTGTTGACCCACCCCCACCAAATTCTATTCCATTAACATACGTATATAAAACGGCTGAATAACCGCCAGAAATTCGGACATACACTGCAATCGGAAAACCTGTTGAGTTGGTATAAGTTGCGTCTATACTACGAGAGCCTCTTAAATCCTGTAATGTCTGACCTTTACCCAGAGACGGATACGTCTGTATTGCAGCAGTTACAGCCGCCTGTGGCATCACCAGTGAATTAGACCCACCCATTGAATTCACAAGCTGAACAAGACCGGCTTTTCCGGTAGTTGCTCCGTCTGCGGTGTATTTTGATGCCGCCAGTCGATAGGCTGATTGTGCTGCGTCATAGGCAATTTTCACTGCGCCTGAAGTAGCGCCTAACGTGTCATCTGCATCAGACACCCCGCCATTCAGGCGCACCAGTCCCTTTTGTGAGGTGGAAGCGTCGTAAACCCCGATACTTTGCCTGAATAATGCAGTGTCAGGAATATCCGCGCCGTTCTGCGATTTTTGTAGCGCATCGGCGGCACGATTTATCGTTTCTTCTAAACCGAGGTTTACGGGAATGCCGGAATGACGCGTAAATGGCGCAACCCTACCCCATAAAGAGACTATTCATTACGTAAATGAGTTAAATTAACAGGTCGATAAATAACCAGAACGTACAATGACAACAAGGCGCGTTAATTCGCGTAGAATATGAGCATATTTTGAAGGTAAAATAAGCGTAACGGTAGCCAACAGCCAGGCTTACGCAATGAGTAAATTTACCACTCCCGCAATTCTTGAAATGCTCGATCACTACCTTTGGCGTGTGCATGAACCCTTTGAGTTTTACCTGAGTGACGACAACAGCGACGTAATCAGCGTTCCAGCCGGATTCGTTACCGATCTCGCCACCGTTCCGCGCATCTTCTGGACACTACTTCCCCCGGATGGCAAATACGCCAAAGCGGCGATAATCCACGATTACCTGTACGATAACGCGCTACGCACGAAAAAAGAGGCCGATTTGATATTCCTGGACGGAATGACCGTGCTTGGTGTGCCGAAGTGGAAACGCACGATCATGTATTGGGCGGTGCGGTTATTCGGCAGGGGAAACTACCGCCGCCACCAACAGACGGCGTAAGCCTCCCTCCTCCATCAACACCACACATCAGCAATCCAGCCATCCTCGTATTGTGTCAGGGCTGGCACAACACCCCACCCGCGCATATTCCTCACCAGTGGAACACAATGGCGGATATTTGACAAACCAGCCACAGGACAACCGCTAATGGCCGCAGACGCATATCACCACGGCGCGCGAGTTCTTGAACTCAATGACGGCACGCGCCCGATACAAACAATCAGCACATCCATTATTGGCATGGTGTGTACATCCTCAGACGCCGATAAAACCCTCTTCCCCGCTGACAAACCCGTATTACTGACAGACGTTCAGGGCAAGCTGGGTAAAGCAGGCAACAAAGGCACGCTGGCACCCGCACTACAGGCTATTGCCGACCAGTCAAACCCCGTCGTCGTCGTGGTTCGCGTTGACGAAGCAACCGCTTCTTCTGGTTCAACCACTGAAGCGAACGTTATCGGCAAGGTCACAGACAGCGGAATGCGAACCGGCATCAAGGCCTTACTATCCGCCGAAGCCGATCTGAACGTAAAACCCCGCATCATAGGTGCGCCGGGGCTGGACAGTCAGGCAGTAACCAACGAACTGGCGATCACCGCGCAAAAGCTGCGGGCGTTCGCCTATGCCCGCGCCAATGCCAAAACCAAAGAGGAAGCCGTAACCTACCGGGGTGGATTTGGGCAACGTGAATTGATGTTGTTATGGCCGGACTTCACTGGATGGGACGCCACCACGCAAAAAGCGAAAGAAGCGAGCACCGTAGCCCGCGCGCTGGGATTACGCGCAAAGATTGATAATGATATCGGCTGGCATAAAACCATCTCTAACGTTCCCGTCGACGGCGTAAGCGGCCTTTCAGCAAGCGTGTACTGGGATCTGCAACAAACCGGCACTGATGCGGACTACCTCAACGAAAACTGCGTCACCACAATGATCAGGAAAAACGGCTTCCGTTTCTGGGGTTCGCGCACCTGTTCGGCTGATCCGCTGTTCCCGTTTGAGAACTACACCCGCACCGCGCAGATCCTGGCTGACACCATCGCGGAAGCGCATATGTGGTCAGTGGATGGCCCGCTTAATCCACAGATGGCGAAAGATATCGTTGAAGGGGTTCGCGCCAAATTCCGCCAGCTTAAAACGCTGGGATATCTCATTGACGGCGATTGCTGGTACGACGACAGCGTTAACACCGCCGACACCCTGAAATCCGGCCAGCTCTTCATCGACTACGACTACACGCCGGTTCCGCCGCTGGAGAACCTGTTATTCCGCCAGCGCATCACCGATCGTTACCTGGTGAATTTCGGCCAGAAACTGGCGGCATAAGGAGGCGTAAAAAATGGCATTACCCGCAAAACTAAAGAACTTCAACATTTTTAACGCAGGTAACAACTGGCGCGGTCTGGCGGAGTCCATCACGCTACCCAAGCTGACCCGCAAACTGGAGAAGTACCGGGGCGGCGGGATGAACGGCGCGGCACCTATAGATTTGGGGCTTGATGATGACGCGCTCAGCCTGGAGTTCACGATGGGCGGTATGCACAAACTGCCGTTCGAACAATGGGGCGACCCCGTTATTGATAAAACCATGCTTCGCTTCGTGGGGGCTTACGAAGAGGACGATACCGGCGATGTTATGGCCGTTGAGGTCGTCGTTCGCGGACGCCACAAAGAGATTGACTCAGGAGAAGCCAAGCAGGGCGACAACACTCAGGTCAAGGTATCAATGGAGTGCGTCTACTACAAACTGACGATCGACAATGAAACCGTGATTGAAATCGACGTGGTTAACTTTGTTGAAAACGTTGGCGGTAATGACCGTCTGGATAAATACCGCAACATTCTTGGCCTTTAATGAATAACGCCCGCCTCGCGCGGGCTGACAGGAAACCACCATGAAAGAAAATGAAATCACGATGGATATTACGGACGCTTCCGTTACCGCCAAATCAGTAACGCTGGACACGCCCATTGTACGCGGCAGCACCACCATTGAAACGCTCACTATCCGCAAGCCCAGCACGGGAGAATTAAGGGGGGTAAAACTACAGGCGTTAATGGAGTCTGACGTTAACAGCATTATCACGCTCTTGCCGCGTATCACCTCACCCGCGTTAACGAATGGCGAAGTGAACAGCATGGATTCATCTGACCTGCTGGCGCTGGGTAACGAGATCATCATTTTTTTGTTGCCGAAGTCGGTGCGTGCGGATTTGGAAAAAGCCTGACAGTTGAAGATCTGATGGCCGATATTGCGGCTATTTTCCACTGGACGCCTGAAACGCTGGACAGCATGAGATTATCCGAATTGCTGAAATGGCGTTATCAGGCGTATTTACGTTCAGGGGCGAATAAAGATGGATAAAGATTTACGCCTGCAAGTGATTCTGGGTGCGGTGAACAAAATGACCGCTCCCATGAAAGCCGCACAGAACAGCAACAGGAAGCTGGCGCAGGCTATTCAGTCAACCAAAAAAAGCATCCGCGCACTCGATGAGCAGTCCGGCAAAATTGCCGGATTCCGCAAAAACAAACAGGCATTAACTCAACTTTCCGGGGAAATGCGGGCAGCGCAGGCCCGCATTAAAGCACTTGCTCTCGCCATCAAAAAGGGCGGAAAAGACACGGCATCGCTGACAAAAGAGCAAAAAAAAGCCATTGAAGCCGCACGCAAGCTGAAAATTAATCACGCCGAACTCAGCGCCACACTGCAACGCGAACGTACAGCATTACAGCAGGACGGGATCAATACTCACAAACTGGCATCAGCACAGGGAGAACTGAACAGAAAGACCCGACAGGCAACACAGGCGCTGGAAGCACAGCAAAAACGCCTGAAAATTAGCGGTGAAGCACAGGCCCGCTACCAGCAGGTTATGTCGCGGCGCAACAGTATGCTGATTGGCGGCGGGATCACGATGGCGCAGGGTACTGCCGGGCTACTGGCGATGAAACCCATGCTGGATGCTGCCGCTACATACAACCAGCATATAGAACGATTTCGCTATCAGGGCGCAACGGACAGCCAGATCCAGGACGCGAAGGCATTTACAGCAAATAACCAGATAACCGGCAACAGCCAGACAGATATGATGCGGCTGTATACCGAAGCCTACACCATGACGCGTGACGAACATCACGCTAAAGAGGCTACCGTGGATCTGGCGAAAGCCGCCACCGCCTTAAAACTGGTTGCCGCCAAGGGCCTGTTAAACCCCGAACAGGCCGCAGCATTTGAGCATTACACCTATGCACTGATTAAAACCGCTGAAATGCGTAACGAAATAGCCACACCGGAACAGTTACACGCGTTTGTTAATGATTCTGTACAGGCCTATGTATCCAGTCAGGGCATGGTATCCCCCGCAGACGTGTATGAGTTCATGAAGCCGGGCGGGCTGGCCGCGAAAGATATCGACACCAAAGAGTTACTCTTCGGCTTCTCGCACATCATGCAGGAAATGGGCGCAGAACGCGCCGGTAATGCCCTGAACAGCGCCCGCCAGAACTGGGTATATGCGAGGACAAAAGAGGCTTACGGCGACAGAATGCTGGAGCTTGGGCTGACAGATAAAGTGACCTACAGCAAATCCGGTCACGTAAAAAATTTCGACCTGAAAAACGTCAGGAAATTCACATCAAACCCTATTGAGTACCTTCTGGAAGATGTTGTACCACAGATAGAAAAAATTAAGCCCAAGTGGGCTATGGACAGCAACGGCAAGCTTGATATGGCGCTGGCGATATCAAAACTCTTCTCTAACCGTACAGCGTCCGATCTCTTTGCGACCATCTACACGCAGCGCGAGAACATCAGGCGCCAGATGGCGGCGGCATCACACGCGCAGGACATGGACACCGTCATCAGCGAAGGGCAGAACTCCCCCGCAGGGCAGCAACTCATTTTACAGGCCCAGAAAAGCGATCTCTACCGACAGTTAGGCGAAAATATTCAACCGCTCTACGTTGCCAGCCTCCGAAAGCTGAATGAACTTCTGAAAGGGTTAAACAGCTTCATTGAAAAGCATCCCGGACTGGCGCACTACTTCATCGTAGCGGCGGCGGGTATATCAGCAATGGCCGTCGCAGGCGGTGCGCTGACGGTTGCGATGGCGGGCTTGCTTGGCCCTCTTGCAGTTGCCCGTTATGGGTTTTCAGCGCTGACAGGCCGGGAAATGCCCGCGCTTGGCAGTATGTTAAAAAAACTCAATATTCGCGCATTCGGGAAGAGCATTTGGTGGCTGGTCAAAAGTCCTTTCGCCATGCTACGCACCGCAGGGATCGGGTTATTGTCAATCATTACCGCATTAGGCTGGCCGGTTGCACTACTCATTGGTGCGCTGGTCGCTGGCGCGTTTCTGGTCTGGAAATACTGGGACAGGGTTAAAGCCTGGTTTTCCGGCTTCCTGGACGAACTGAAACCCGCATGGGAAGCCATCAAAGACCTTTTCGCACCGCTCGCCCCGGTATTTGAATGGATCGGCGACAAAATCAAAGCGGCCATTAAATGGGTTAAAGACTTCATCACGCCGGTAAAAAGCACCAATGAAGAACTGAAAGCCGCCGAAGAGTCAGGCCGCAAATTTGGTAAAGCAATCTCAGACGGCATCATTACCGCGATCGATAAAATTAAAGAACTGTGGGGCTGGCTGGTCGATATAAAAAATAATGTGCTGAATATCGGCGACAACGCCATTAGCTGGGTTAAAGAGAAAGTGGGCTGGAACAGCAAGCCGGACACAACCAGCACCTTCCCGACAATGCCAGTACCGGGATTACTGCCGTCACCCTATGCCATGCCCTTTGGCGGATTCCATGACGCAGGCGGCACGCTCGCGGCGGGACGCTGGGGAATCGTGGGCGAACGTGGCCCGGAAATCATCACCGGCCCTGCCAGCATCACAAGCCGCAGCAGAACGGCGGGGCTGGCGAATTTCGCCCTGTCATTGCCCGCACTGTTAGCGGACAGCGTTCAGTCCATGTTTCCGCTACAGTCGCCGGAAACGCTACCCCTGCACCCTTACGCGGTATTCGCCGGGGCGGATAGTCCGCCCGGTCGCCAGCATCATACGCAGGCATACGACTATGGCGCGATATCACAGCCGGTTATCCATATTCACGCCGCCCCAACGCAGAACGCGCAGGATATCGCCGATATGGTCATGCGTGCTATCAAAAAAGAGCAGCGCCGGGAAGAAATACGCCGCCGCAGCGCATACCGCGACAGGAGATAGAAAATGATGGCAACGCTTGGGCTGTTTGTGTTTGTACTCCAGACCGCCCCCTATCAACAGATGCAACAGGAAGTTTCATGGCGTCACGTTACCAACAGCCGGGTAGGACAGCGACCGGCGACGCAATTTTTAGGAGTTGATGAAGAGACTATTACCCTTTCGGGCGAACTGTACCCGGAACTGACGGGAGGAACGTTATCGCTGATGACGCTGCAATGGATGGCGGACACTGGCAAAGCATGGCCGCTCATTGAAGGGACTGGGTTTATTTATGGCATGTTTGTAATTTCCTCACTGAGCCGTACACGTACCTTCTTCTCACCCAATGGACACGCCAGCAAAATAGAGTTCACGCTGACGCTAAAGCGCGTGGATTCGAACCTGAAAGAACTTTTTGGCGATCTTGGCGCGCAGCTTGAACAAATCAGGGACGGCATCACAGATACCGCAGGAAAAGCGCTGGACGCAGCCAAAACTACCGCCATTGACGCCGTGACCAAAGGCGCTGAATTCATTTCAGGGGGCTGATAATGAGTTTCTCCACTATCGCCGGACAACTGACGGACAGGGTGACAGGTTACGGCGTTCCCGCCCCTGCCTTCACTGTCGTTGTTGACGGCGTGGACGTGACAAAGAAATCCAGAAGCCGCCTGATATCGCTGTCGCTGACAGACAACCGGGAAGCCGAAGCGGATACGCTGGAACTGGTACTGGACGACACAGACGGCGAGCTTGATTTACCCCGCCGCGGTGCGCTTATCCATCTTGCCATCGGCTGGCAGGGCAAACCGCTAATCCCCAAAGGCGCATACACCGTTGACGAGATAACCCATTCCGGCGCACCCGACCAGCTAACCATCACCGCCCGCAGCGCGGATTTTCGGGCAAGCCTGAACGTTAACCGGGAACAGTCCTGGCATAACGTCACCCTGTCAGATATTGCCAAAACCATCGCCACCCGCAACAAATTAACGGCAAAGGTACAGCCGGAACTGGCGCAGATAAAAATTGACCACAGCGACCAGACGAACGAATCAGACGCCAGCTACCTTTCACGTCTTGGCCGTGAATATGGTTTTGTGCTGAACATCAAAAACAGCGCCCTTCGCCTGATCTCCGCAGGAAGCGAAAGAACCGCAGACGGCAAACCCATTCCCACAATAACGATTACCCGTAAATCCGGAGATCAGCATCAGTTTACCATTGCCGACAGGGACGCCTACACAGGCGTGACCGCCCACTACATCAACCATCACAGGGCTGAACGCGAAGACGTCACTGTTAAAAGACGCAGGAAAAAGCAGCACACCGCCACACCCACGCAGGAAAAAGACCCCGGACAGACTACCGGAGACAAACACCAGGGCGATTATCTGATTGGCAGCGATGAAAACGTGCTGGTATTGCGCCACACCTACGCCAGCGAAGGCAATGCAAAACGTGCAGCAAAGAGCGCATGGGAACGGCTACAGCGTGGCACAGCTTCATTCAGCATCACGCTCGCCACAGGCCAGCCGGAGATCACCCCGGAATACCCCGTTAAGGTAAGCGGCTTTAAGCCAGCCATTGATGAAGCCAGATGGACAATTACCGCAGTCACACACGAAATCGGGGATAGCGGCCTGATTTCAACGCTGGAGATGGAAGTAAGCGTGGACGCACTTGATATGGTATGATTTATTTGTATTACAAATAAACATAGCGAGGTGCGTATTTGTATGATGATTTGCCCACTTTGCGGTCACGTAGGCCACGTACGCAGTAGTTTTCGGATACCAAAAACTAACGTGGTTGAGCGTTACATGGTATGCACCAACATCAACTGTGGTCACACCTTCATAACTCATGAATCCTTCACACGCTCAATAATGCGCCCCGGCACAATAGACCCCGTCACACCCCACCCAGGAACAGGAAAGCCGCAGCTTGATCTACTGGCTGGCCTGCAAGCAGAAGGACAGCCAGACGCCAACAACAATCACCCATGACAACAACAGACGAATCTGACAATTCCTTGATTAGGGTAAAAATAAAGAGCGGAATTAACCGCTCTTTATTAAAATATTAAATAATAGTGTTGCTATGATTATAAGTTAATCTTACACGCCTTAACAAATTTAGAAACAGCGCCTGTTGAATTTATTACATCACCAGAATATGATTGCCTACTTTCACCACCTTTGCCTTGAATACCAACAATAATTTTTTTCTTTGCTGCTTGAAGTTGTTTTAATAATTTAATTATATTGTCTTTATCTGAGGATTCAGCCCCTATAAATCTTGAGTTTCTTCTCATCAACAAAGCATTTAATTTTATGACCTCATCACCATCAATCTTGACGAACAAATCCACAGGTATAGGTTCGTCAAGTTTAGAATTATTGTCTTCTTCCACTAACGAAAACGTTAGTTTGTTTTCTGAGCAGTCAAAAACCGCATTACTCATTATAGATGATAGCTCCCCTAACATCATAGCGCTCTTCCCACCGCTAAATACATCATCATCTGTTTTGGTCGTCCAGTCTGCATATGCCACAGGTGCCGATAATGCCGTTAAAAGAAATATATATTTTAGTTTCACCTTACATCCCACCATAAAAACAAACAGAATTTTAACAATTAACATAAGCAGGTAGCATTGCTCATTGACGCATGTCACACGCCAGCATCAATTTTTAAGCTGTTAAAGTGGCGAGAAAGAGAGAAATCAGTAGAATAGTCGCGGGTGCTTTCGGCTTTCTGGGTGGTGGTCGTAAAGCACCATGTTTAATATATAAAGCAAACAAATCAAGCCTACGGCGTCAAAACCGTAGGCTTGATTTGTTATGACGAATGGTCACAAACCAGTCACTTTATCTGCGGCCACGCGCGAGAGGAAACCGGAACGACTACCGTATTCTGGATGGGCGGCAACAAACTGATCGATACGGCGGATTAACAGCGAGGGAAGCGTCACATTGATTTTTTCCGCTTTCCCCATTAATCGGGTGATATCCACATCAACTAAAGCCCAAACTACACCGTCATAATCTGGATCGGACAGCCATTTTTCCACACTGGTAGCTTCTGGTATAGCCTCACCATCTTCAACGAGCAGTTCAAGATGAGCATCAATAGCTTCACGAGCGCTTTCGAGTGCGTCCTGATAGTTGTCGCCACCAGAAAAACAACCAGGAATATCAGGTACGCGAACACCGAAGGATGAATCGCCTTTATCAATAGCAACCGGATATAACATATAAACCTCCAGATATCAGGGTCAGGGCTTAAAGCCCCGCCTGTTTCTTGATACTTTTGAGCGTTGGTAATGGTATGTCTTTTTGGGGGTGTTTTACCGTTACTAACCCCTTTTTAGTTGGGTGCTTGAACTGATGATGGCTCCCTTTCACTCTCACCAGATACCATCCATCAGCTTCAATCATTGCTATTGCGCTTCTGCTATCCAT